TCAGACCAGCGTGAGTGGACGGTCCGCTGCGAGCGCTGCGGCGAGTGGCAGGCGCTGACGTGGGCCGAGAACGTCGACCTGACCCGCGGCATCCGCGTGTGCCGCGCGTGCCGCCAGGGACCGCTGGACGTCGCTCAAGGCGAGTGGGTTGCCGGTCACCCGGGCCGCACCACCCGCGGCTACCACGTCACCAAGCTGATCCTCCCCGACGACAGCATCGTGCCGACGCTGATCCGCGCGTCCGAGGAGCAGGTCGCCTACCGGCGCCAGGTGTTCTTCAACCGCGACCTCGGCGAGCCGTGGGAGGCCGAGGGCGCCCGGCTGACCGCCGCGATGATCGCTGCTGCCCAGCGCGGGTTCACGCAGGAAACCGGCTACGACGGCGTGAACCCGGTGATGATGGGCGTCGACGTCGCGTCAGTGCGCGCGCTGAACGTGTGGATCACGGAGCAGATCTCCGAGACGCAGGCGCGCACGCTGTACCTCGGCAGCATCAACAGCTTCGACGAGATGGCCAAGCTGATGGACCGTTTCCGCGTGGTGATGGCCGGGATCGACCACCTGCCCGAGAACCGTCTCGCGCAGGCGTTCGCCAACAAGTTCGCCGGGCGCGTCTACATCATCAACTACGCCACCGACTCCCAGCGCGACGTGCTCGTCGTCGACGACCAGCAGCGCCGCGCCAGCGTCCGCCGGACCGAAGCGATCGACGCCGCCCAGGAGCGCATCCGCGCGCAGCGCGAGTACCTGCCGCAGGACATCCCGTCCGACTTCGTGACGCAGATGTGCGCCAACGTGCGCTCCGTCGAGCAGGACGACGTCGGCCGCGTGAAGGTGCTGTACCGCGCCGACGGCCCGGACGACTGGATGCAGGCGCTCGTGTACGCCGTCGTCGCCAACGAGTGCTGGTGGATCCGCCAGCAGGTCAACGTTGAGGAGATCACCTCGCTCGACGAGATGACCGAGCTGGGCTTCGAGCGCTCGACACTGCGCGAAGGTGACTCGATGGACTACAGCCCGGGCCCGCAGGACGGCTCCTACATGCTCAACAACGGGCACATGAACGGTCACGGGAACGGTCTGAACGGCGACGCCGAGTACGACTGGGACGAGTAGACCTAGCGCAAGATGTGTGCTATCATCTTAGGTGCGCCCCGAGAGAGGGCGCTCCCCTCCCGACCGAGGAGCAGAGATGGAAGCCACCACGCTGTATCTCGCCAATGGCCTGACCCGCACCGTCGTGGGTCGCGCCGAGGACGTCGGAGCCGCGCTGCGGCGCCGCGCCGAGGACGACCGGATCCGCCAGTTCATCGACCTGGACGGCGAGACCCTGACGATCAACGCTGACGCTGTCGCGATGACCGAGGCCGCGGCCGCCACCACGACCCGGACGTTCGGCTTCAGCCGGGCGCTGGAGGCCTGATGCGCGCGCTGAACATCACCGAAGAGCGACTGCGCATCCGCGCCTGCCGCCAGGCCGCGCGCGACCACGTCGATTCGCCCCGGAGCATGTTCGGTGGGCGCTTCACCATCACGCCGCTGCCCGCCGAGCGCTGCACGGTCAAGAGCATCGAGTTCTTCGACCGCGTCTACACCGGCACCCCCGATCACATCGGCATGATCGAGATCGCCTACGCCCGCGAGGGCTGCGCAGCTCTCTACGGCTTCACCGCCGACGGTGACCTGATCATGTACGCCAACTGACCGAGGAGTGACCGCATGACCCGACTGACGCTGACCGAGCGCAACTGGATCGGAGAGACGTTCGACCTCTGGCTCGGTGAGACCGGCGAGATCCTGACCAAAGAGGAGGGCGGCGTGCTTCGCGACGACCTCGGCTTCCTGGCCGGGTTCTGGACGACCGCGGAGGAGCGCGCCGCGACCGAGCGCGAGCTGCGCCTCGACGAGGAGCGCATCGCCGCCGAGATGGAGTGGGCCGAGGTGCGCGGCATCTCCCCGCCAGACTTCTAACCCCCCGACCGAGGAGAACGAATGACTGAACTGACACGTCGCCGCACGAACTACGGCGCGGGTAAGGTGCACCTCGTGCGCTTGGATGACGCGCCGGGCCGAGCGCGGATCTACGCGTTCCTCTACTGCACCGGCCGCTACATGGACGGCACGCTCCTGACCGACGAGCCCGTCGAGTGCAAGGCCTGCCTCAAGCGCGCCAAGCGCGAGGGCGTCGAGGCGTGAACGACCTGACCATCCGCCGCCGTCGGCACATCTACGCCGACGGTCAGATGGTTGGCTGGGTGATCCGTCGACGCCGCCTCCTGTTCCACGCGTACATCCTGCTGCCGAATCTCGGCTGCACGGTGGCCGCGGGCAGGACGGCTTACGACGCCGCAGCCAAAGCCTGGAGCGCACGATGTGTGCTACACTCAAGTGGCGGGGCGACAGCTCCGCTCCCCCCGACCGAGGAGACCGCATGACCTTTACAACCTTGCCGCGCTCCGGCAGCGCGACCGAGCGACGCGAGCTGCGACGCGACATCCGCGCTGCGCTCGGCGTGTCCAGTGATCCGGCGCCCGACCTGCGCCGCACCATGCGCGCCGTCAGGCATCTGACCCGGCTCGTCGAGCTGGCCAGCAACGGCACCCTGCGCCTGGAGCTGGTGCGCCTCCACGGCACGGGCTCGTCCACCGTGGCGATCCCGGTGAGCCCGGCGGAGGTGTCGTGACCCTGATCGCCCACGACCTGATCGGCTACGACGGCGACCAGTACATCCGGATCGTCGGCGGCCGAACGCTCTACGAGACCGTGATGGTGCTCGACGGCTACGACGGCAGCGGCAACGTGCGCCTGTGCAAGCTCGTCGCCGACGAGCGCGGCCTGCGCCAGATCAACCGCTACGTCGACCCTGACACCCGTGTCGAGCTGGTCGACCCACCACCAAGGAGAACACGATGAAGAACCGAGCCGTCTACAAGCTGGAGCCCGCCGGGCTCATGGACCGCACCGACAAGCGCGTGATGAGCTACGCCGGGCAGGACGTGCAGGTCACCCAGCCCGTGGGCTGCCCGCCCAACGGAACGATGGGAATGACCTACGTGCAGGTGGCCGAGACCGGTGAGTTCATCGGCCTGGTGTCCAAGCACTCGATCGTCCGCACCGGCCGCACCGCGCCGCTGCGCGACCTCGCCGCCGAGGCGCGCGACGCGCGCTCGCGGCAGCTCCTGAAGAGCATCCGATGAGGGATCTGCTTGCGAAAGCCTGGGCTGTTGCCAAGGACCTCGTCGAGGAGGGACTAGGGCCGATACGACAGGAGCACCAGGATCTGCTGCGACTGGAGGAGCTGGCGCGCGAGGCCGTCGAGGTCTGGCAGGCCGGATCGAGCCGGTATGACGGCGAGGACTTCGACCTCGCGATGAGCGACCTCGCGCACGCGCTGCCGCCCAAACCACATGCGCCGATCGAGGTCGGCCCCGACGATCCGTTCTGAAAGGACGCCATGAGCACGCCCGATTACGCCACCTACCAGGGCCAGCCGGTCCAGATCCGCGACACCTTCAAGGCGCGACCCGCCTGTGCCGCCTGCGGCGGCGACGGCTACGTCGAGGCTGGCGAGTGCCCGTACTGCAAGGGCTCGGGCAAGGAGTCTGAGGCAGTCGAGTGGGCCAAGGTCGGCCTGCTCACCGGGCCGACGCGCGGGCACACGATCGAGGTGCGGCGCCGAGCGCTCATTACGATCACCGCTGGCGAGGCCCGGGCGATGACACGCGCGGCCGAAGCATGAGCGGCGGCGCGGTCTGCCACTGCGGTAAGCGCAGCGCGTGGCGCGTCCACGACTACCGCTGCAACCACTCGGCGTTCAACGGCTACAAGCGCACGCCGAGCGACTACTCGTCGATCTGCTGCGAGCCGTCCCTGGGCGGCTGCGGCGTCTGGTGGCGCACCAAGGCGGCGTACGTCGACCGCCTGCCGCACTACCGCCGATAGCGCACGATGTGTGCTATACTCTAGGTGCAGGGCAGAGAGGCCCCGCCCCCACCGACCGAGGAGCGAAATGACCAAGATCCTGGAAGCCAGCGACAACGTCGCGTGCCAGGCGTTCGCGCTGTGCGAGAACGCCGCCGAAGGCGCCTGCGAGCACCCGGTGCTCGGCGCCTACCTCTCCTGCCAGCGCTGCGCGGACCGGTTGGAGAAGACCCTGCAGCCCGCGGAGATCGAGTTCACGACCGAGGAGACAGCATGACCACCACCAACGAGTTCCGCCCTTGCGACACGCAGCAGACCATCGAGCAGATCGGCCGGATGAATATCCTGGCGATCAGCGGCGGCCGCATCGAGCGGCGCGAGACCGGGATCACACTCCCCGTCGGCGCCGGGTACAGCGTCACCGTCGATCTGGA